AGGTGCGCCGATACGTCTTGGGCGCCAGCGCCAGGACCGCCTGGAGGCCGATGTCGCTGTCGGCGATGTCGGTCTTGAGCCGCCGGTCGGACGAGACGTTAAACGCCGTGGCCGTCATCCCGCCGTTCGCGGCGTAAAACACCGCACTGCCGCCTTCGTTGGGCGAGTAAAACGAGGTCCCGGCGCCGGTTTGATCCGCCTCGACCAAATTGCAGTTGATGTTCCCAACGGCGATGGAACCACCCTGCGAGTTCAACCCGGTGCACCAAATCCCGGCGAAGTACGAACCACCGGCAACGGTGATCCCGCCGCCCGGCACGCTGAGCACTTGGGTACCGCCGCCGTTGAGCTGCATGCTGGTCGTGGCGACCGCGCCGTTATTGCCGACAACCCACACATCACCGATACCGGAATAGAACATCCTGGCCGCACCGCCGCTGCCATACAGCACCCATTGCACGCCAGTGCTGCGGTCGAGAAATTCATAACCGGCGTTGGTCCCATTACAGTTGAAACCGCCTTGCGTCACAGTGATCCCGGCATTTGCCGTGACCCCACCGCCAAACGTCGATGTTCCGGTGACGCTTAAGGGACCAGTCACGCTAAGCGAGGCGGCCGTGACCCCACCGGTAAAATTATTGCCGCCCGATCCCGACTGACTGTAACCGCCGCTGTTGCTGATGCCACCGACGGTGATCCCGCCTGCGCAACTGATCCCGCCGTTGGGGATGGTCAGCGCGTTGCCGCCACCGTTGAGTTGCATGGTGGTCGCGCCGATCGCATTGGCGTTGAGGCCGACACCGGTCCCAAGCTGGACGTTGCCACTTTGGATGGTCAGCCATGTCGCGCCGCCATTGGCGCTTTGGATCTGATGCACGCTGTTGCGATAGTAGTTTGTCGCGTCGCCGCTGCCGCCCGCGATGATCGCACTGTTGCCAGTGGGGTTGTAGAGGTTGGTGTAGGTCGCCGATGCAGTCAGCACCAAGTAAGCGTTCATCAACAGCGCGCCATCGGAAGCGCGGAACTGGACCTTGTTGATGCCGCTGGTGTCCTGGAACAGCCAGTTGGCGTTGGTGGTCCCGAGATGAAAGACCATGTTGGCGGTGTCGGCGTAGAGAAACGGCCCGCCCGGTCCGTTGACTGTGCCGCTGCCACCCCCGAGCCAGAGGTAGGGGCCAACGGCGGTAAAGCTGCCGGTGACAGTCAGGTTGCCAGCCCCATCCAGCGTCATCGTGTTGGCGGGACCGGTAAAGTTTGGCTTGGTCGTCCACCACAGGATGCGGGTCTCGCGATTGGTCGGCGACCAAGTCGACCCGACCTTATATTGGACCGCCGCCGCGTTGGTATTGGTGACGACCGCGCCGTCATAGCCGTTAAAATACTCGGCGCCGAGGATGTCGTTGGTCTGGACCGAGGCCGGAGCCGCCAGCGTCCCGCTGGCCCAGCCCCGGCCGAGACAAGGTCGACATAGCCTGCGCCCTGGGTCGCGACATAGCCTTGGTTGATGTTGCTGGTGACGACCTGTGAGCCGTTGCTGACCAGCAGGACCCCGGCCCAGGCGCCATAACCCGGCATGACCGGCGGTAACGCCAGAGCACCGGAGCCCGTACCGCCCGAGGTGACGGCGAGCGGTGTCGTCAGGCCGAGGGTCTGGCCTGCGATGTTGCCATTGACGATCAGTGGTCCAACCGTCGTCGAGCCCGTGACATTGAGCGTCCCGCCAACGGTCGCATTACCGCCCATCCGGGTGTCGCCGCCGAGCGGCTGCAAGAGCAGCGGGTAGCGCTGCGACAGGTCGGTTATGTTGGTGACGTTGAGCCACCAGCCGCTGACCCCGTTGGAGCCGATGCCGAGCATTGCCCCCGAGGCGTCGGCCAACTGCGCCCGCAGCCCGCTGGACGCCGTCGACCCTGAATTGTTAGGCAGGCTGGGTGTCGCGTTGTTGGAGCTCAGCAGCATCCCAAACAGACCGATGTTGCGCTGCGCCCCCGAGGTCCCAACGGCCAGATTGCCGCCTGTGACATTAAGACCGGCGTTGGCGTTGAGCGCACCGCCGATCCCCAAGGTCCCGGTGACCGTGACGCCACCCGCCAATGGGACGACGTTGACCCAGGCGGCGTTGTTGCGGCCGTAGCTGGTCCCGTCTGCCGGGGCGTCGCTGATCCCGCCGCCGCTACCGCTACCGCCGGTGCGCTGGTCGACATAGTGCTTATTGGCGACATCCAAATCGTTGACCGGGTCATGCAGCCCGTTGAGCGTATTGACGGCAGAGCCCAGATTGATCTGGGTCGTGCCGATCTGGACCCATGGGTTGGCGAGCATGACATTGGTGATCGACCCAGGCGGAATGATGCTGATCGGCGACAGCGCCAGCTGGATCGCGGCGTTGAGGTCTTTGGCGGTCAGGACGCCAAAGTCCTTCCAGGGGTAGCCGCCGTAGTAAAAACCTTGCTGTCCAGGCATGACTCACCTCATGCGATCGTCGCCGCACCCCAGGTCGGTGCCGGACCTGTCCGGTCGCTTAGCGCCCAGGTCTGCCAAGCGTTGAAATAGTCCTGCAAGCCCCCATAGGCCGCGGTAAAGTCAGCCGCCGTCGCAAACGTGACGGTCTTGTCATAGGCAGGCCAGTCGAGCGGCTGGTTGTTGGGTAGCTGGTTATGCGCGTTGATGTAGATTTGCGTCCGCATCATCGTGTCAAACGGCCCGCTGAGCTGGTAATGCGCGCTGATCGCCGCGTTACCGGTCGAGGTCAAGACGACACCCGCCGCCTGCATCGCGGCGATGATGTCGGCCGAGCCGCAGAGACCCCAGTCGGTCGGGTTGGTGTTAAGGACGACCGGCCCGGTCGAACCCATCTTGGTCAAGACATCGGCCAATTCGCCGTCGCTGAGGATCGGCGTCGCGATATTGCCAAGACTGGTCCAGTCGGTATAGCGGCTGTCGGTGTCGGGCATATAGGCGGCGTCGGCGGTCGAGTAGACCGTGCTGGTCAGGTTGTTGACGATCCAAAACCAGCTTGTCGTCGGCGTCAGGATGTCGCTCGACTGGACCGAGTCGAGAGTGTTGATCTCCTCTTCGCTCATCTCCAGCGGCTGCGGATCGGGGAGGTCGTCTTGCTCATCGCCACGCCGTAGCGGTGTTCTGGTATCAGACATATTGGCCTCCCGTCGAGACGCTACCGGCGACGGTACCGGGGAAGTAGCTGGCCCCGGCCCCCTGCGTGTTGATCGTCGCGTTGAGCTGGGCAACGTATTTGATCCCCGAGGCGGCGGTCCCCGTAAAGGTCGGGCCGATATGCGTGATCGACCCGCCGCCCACCGCGGTGGCATAAGCAACGGCAAAGTTGGGCGTGCCAGACAGGTTGATCGCCTTGGGGCCATAGATGCCACCCGCCTGCATCGTGATGATGCCGTTTTGCCCAGCGTAGAGATGAAAGTCGGCCCCGCCTCCGACATTGTAGCTGCCTTGACCGCTAGCGTTGTTGATCTCGCCGCCGTTGGCGGCATAAAGATGCTTACATCCCGGGCTGTTGCCAAAGGTCGTCCCGCTCCCGGCGATGCCAAACCGCGAGCCCGAGATCGAGCAGACGACGCCGTTGGGACCGGCCGAGCTCGACAGGCAAGACAGCAGGAAGTTGCCGTTGAGCACCAGTTGTGCACCACCGCTCAAGTTGAGCGCATAACCGCTGGGGCCGACGATGCTGACCAAGCCGTTGTAAGACAGCATCTGCCAGTAACCAAGACCCAGCAGGCCCATTGGGCTGCTGCCGATCTGGATCCCCTCGTTATAGGTCTGGCCGCCCTCGATCGAGATGTAGGCGCTGTTGGGACCAAGATCGATGTTGGACAACATATAATTGACGGCTTTTTGGATGGTCTTAAACGGTGTCCCGGTGGTCAAGCCGTCGTTGGCGTCGTTACCGCTGACCCCGCTGACATAGACCTGGGCGGTCCCGGTCTGCTTGATCCGGATCATCGACTGGATCAGTTTGCGCAGCGCGCGGTCGATCTGGCTGACCCACCGGGCGCGGTCGCCGTTGTCGAGGATGTCCTCGGCGGCACTCAGCTCCTCAAACACCCATTCGGCCCAGCCGCTACCGATAAACGACGGTTGCCGGATGGCGCGGTTGGCCTCCTCCGACTTGGCGTAACCGGCGACAAAGCCGTTGGTCAGCGTCGTACTGGCCAACCATGTCGCCAGATCCTCGACATTGGCCGTCCCCCCGGTCGAGAAGGGCTGGAATTGGTTTGCTGGCATTGGCTTACTCCGGTGGGGCGACGTTAAAGTCGGCCCAAGCGCCGACATTCCAGCCCGCACAATTGGCATCCATACAGTCAAAGCCAAAGACCGGCGTTCCGCCCGCTCCCGCCGGATACATCGACGGCAGAAAGTAATCGAGCTTGACCCCAGCCGGTTTGGTGTCGATCTTACCAAAGGTAAAAAAGCCCATCATGATCGGGTCGGGGGCCTTGGGGCCGATCAGCCCATAGGCCATGCTGCCGTTGCCATAGTCTTGGATGACGAACGTGTAATCCGGATACAGGTTGTTCCAGATCGGGGCCCAGGCCGCATAGGCACCGGGGATGCTGCCGTCCCAGTGATTGGCCAAGATGACCGCATGCAGCAAGATCCGGTACATCTCGTCAGGCAAGACGACAAAGCCGCTGTCCGGATCAAACGGACGCTTCCAGACCGCCTCGTTCCAGCCAAGACCGTCGGTGTTCCAGCTAAAATAGGCGTTGATCGGGACCGGCAGATTACGCGTCCGGCCTACCCATTCGCCGACAGCGTCAAGCTGCGCCCCGATGGCCAGATCAAGGTCGTAATAAAGGTAAAACTGGCTCTCCAGCCATGTCGTGTCGCCAAACGGCTGGAGCAGCGCCACCAGCATGTCCATAAACTTGGGCTGGAGGTTATGCTCGGAGGCGACTTCGCCTAGGTAGGCCGTGATGTCGGCGATGCCACCGCGCTCGGGCGGTGGCTCATAGCCATCTGTGTCTGACATTTACGACACCATCAGTTCGATGTTGTTGATAAAGTTTGACATCTTGGCCGCCCCGTAAAAGTCCATCTTGATGTCGCCGACGGCATAGATCAGCGACCCGGCGTTGACCGACATCGTGCTGGTGATCGTGTCGGCAAAGGTCAGCGCCGCGCCTGTGATGGCTGTGATCTTGGTCTGCTGATGCGTCCCGTTGTTGAGGGTCAGCCAGACCGCCTCGCCGACATGAAAAAACGCCGAGTTGTTGACGTTGACCGCGTTGCCGGTATAGGGACCACCGACGACATACATGTCGGCGCGGGCGAGTGCCAGACCATACGGGGCGACGATCGAGTAAGTCGCCCCCATCGGGTCGAGAGCCGATTGCGCTCTACCGGTCGCCTCGGTCGCGGCGTCGCCGTCGAGGTTGGCCGGTGAGTAGATATCACCCAGATGCAGGCTGGTCCCGATGTCCAGGTTGTTGACCCAGTTGGCGATCGACTGCTGGACCATCATGCCGATCGCGTCGCTATAGCCGACGACCGCCTTCATCACGATCAGCGCATAGATTTCGATCTCGTAAAGCGGGAAATAGTTGATCGTCGCCGGGGTCCCGGTCTGGTCGAGGATGGTCTGCGTGACGTTGCCGTAGGTCGGGATCCCCGGGGGCTTGGTCATCGCGATGGCGTTGGCAATCGCGACCCCGTCACTGCCTTTGACGACACAGGCGATGCAGCGCGCCGGGATGTTGGTCACCGGGTCGACCAGAAACTGGTCGTTTTCATAGACCCGGGCGCGCTCGACGGTCGGCACGGCCAACAGGTTGCCCTCGATCGAGCTCCGGACGGTCGTCGCCGGGTTGGCGGTCGACTTGGTCTGGCGGCGCCGTAATTCGGCATCGGTCTCAACCGGCATCCCCGGGGTCGCGGCGACCGGGTTGGTCACGGTCTGCCACCCGGGAACCGGGGTTATGATGTTGGTGATCGTCCCGGCCCCGGCCGTGACCGCGCCTTGCGTTGTGCAATAGGCGGTCGTGTTGATGACGCCCTCGGGCGGGATGGTCACCGGCCCGGCGACAAACCACTCGGTGTTCAGGTTGAGGTTGTCGCCGACATAGGCCTGAAAGATCGTCGTCCCGACCGTCCCGCCAAGCGTCACGGTGACTTGGCTGTTGGTTGCGATCTTGCGTTGCAGCCCGTTGATCTTGACGATGCTCGATAAACCGGCCCCGACGGCAAACCCCGGTCTAAAGCTGTTAAACGCCGTGATCGCGGCGTTGTTGGTGTCGTCGAGGGCCTGCGAATAGATGCCGAGCAGTTGGCCGTCTTGCGTGCTAGGCTCGATGACGATGTCGGCCCCGTAGATCGCGCGGAACTGGCTTTGGAAATACTCGAGGACCAGCTCAAAGGGGACCGCGGTGATCCCGCTGGCGTCGATCTGGACGATAACCGGTGTCGTCATAGCGGGTCACTCGATGTGAGGACGGACCAGTCAAGGACAAAGTGGGGCGGCTCGACGGTCGGCGTGACCGAGAGCGCCAGCCGCCCATACCGTGTCGTGACGATCATCTGGACGCTAAAGCTGCGCGTGTTGGGGTCGACTTGGCTGGCGTAAAGGTCGATCGACTGGACGCCCTCGGTCTCAAGGACCCGGGTCCGGAGGGCGACATCGCGCATCAGCTCGGTATGCGTCCCGAGGATCTCGCCTTGCTGGACGACTTGGCTGTTGAGCGGAAAGCCGCCCCAAGGCGTCCCCTCCTGCAAGTCGAGGAACCACTCACCGCGGTAAAGCAGCAAGCGGGTGCCGATCAATTGCCCGACGCCCTCGACTTGGTCATGCCAAAAATCGCCGACATTATGGCCAAACTGATAGTCGCCAGCCGGGGTTTGCTTGCGCAGACGCATGGCATGCCTCCAGCCCCGCCCTGCGCGGCCCTAGGGCGGCCTGCAAGGCGGGTCGGCTAGCCTATTAGCGGTTTTGGCTGAAGATGGCCCTGGCTGGGCCGGGCCGGACGCCCTAGGGGTGGACCTCCGGCGGGTCATGGTCAAGCCCGTTGGCCACAGGGGCCTGTGGCGGTAAGACCTCGGGCGACTGCTGGGCGGCGCTGATCGCTTCGTTGAGCTGGGCGTTGATCGACTCGATCAGCGGCGCGGCGATCCGGTAAGGCGCCTCTTGCAACGACGCCATGACGCCGTTCCATTGCTGGGCCTGGAGCGTTACCGCCAACGGCATCTCGGCGGGGATAGGCTGCGACTGGGTTTGCATGGATAAACTCCTAGTTGCGGTTACGGGCGGCGGGCGGCGCGTCGGTGACGCCAAGCTCGGCAAGCTGGCTGTCGATGTCGGCCTGGATGTTGACCAGCTCGGCGCGGATCGCGGCGATCGTCTCGGGCGATGTCGGCGGCTGTAGGCTGATCGGCGAGACCATCGTTGTCGGCGCCATCATCCCCGCCTCGGGCGGGGCTGGCGTGATCGCGATCGATGACAGGTAGCCGCCGTTGTCCAGCGCATCGATCGAGTTGGTCACGTTTTCGCGTTGCTGGTAAAGCTGGTTGATCTGCGGGATGCTGCTGTAATCGGTCATGCCAGTCTTGCCTCCAATGCTGTGATGCGTGCGGCCATCTCTTGACAGGCCTTCCAAAGGACGGCAGTCAGCTCGTTGTAAGCGATGCCCTCGCCGCGTTCGTCGGCGACATAACCGCCAAACTCATGACCGGCTTCGCGCATGACCGCGCCGACATCCTGGGCGACAAAACCCCAATGGGTCTTCTCTTGATCTACACCGTGGTTCCACTTAAACCGCTGCGGCTTAAGTCGCTCAAGCAGCGGCTGGCAATCGGGCAGATCCTCGATGTCACGCTTTTCGCGACGGTCACTCGCGTTGACATAGCTGTAACTATCGACAACCGCCCAAGCATTACCGGTGTTCCCGGCATACATGCTGTTATTTGTGGACGGGTTCATCTGGTTGCCTGTGACCTGGATCAGATTGCCCGCCGTCGAGTGCCACCAATACCCCCAGTCGCTGGTCGCATAAAAACCAAAGAACGCGCCGCCGTTGCGGTTCTGGAACTGGAGGATGCCATTGGCACCTTGCGAGACAATTTGCCCCGTCGCGTAGATGCTTCCGGCGGAATTGATCGCCGTGCCGGTGCCTGTGGCAGTAATATTTTGCACCGAGAGATTGTCGTAGATGATGACGTTGCGGCTGTTGATCGCCGTGCCCTTGCCGACAATCGAGAGCGAATTTGCGCTGATGACGCCGTAGTCGATGATGCCCGATGAGCCTTCGTCGCCGCTGTTCTGCTTAAAGCGAAGCTGGATCGTGCTGAGGATGCTGGAAGCGGTGCTCGACGCATTTGTGGTGCCCGCAGAACAAACAAACCCGTTAGGCGTGATCTGCCCGATGTTTACACCGGCATAGTTGTAGACCATGAACCCGGCATTGCCCGACCCCGGCTTGGCGACGATCCAGTTGGCGTCACCGTACATACACGGACCTTGATTGGCCGCGAGCGACGGTGCGGCACCGGCAAAGGTATAATAGTTACCGGCGGCAGTGATGTTACCAGTGTTAGAAATCGTCAGCTTATCACCGCCAGTCCAGATACACGCACTGGTGCCGTTCTGATAGATCGCCCAGGTCGCGGCATCCGGGAAACGAAGCTGCGTGCCGACGACAAACCCGGTCGTGGCAGTAACATTGCCGCCCGAGGCTGTGATGCTGCTTGTCGCGCCTATCGTACTGTTGACTTGCAGCGCCCCGGTGAGCGTGGTCGCGCCGGTCACCGCGAGGGCGTGCCCCAGCGTCACATTGCCGGTGGACAGGTTCCACGATAACGGGCGCAGGCTGTTGAACGACCCGTATTGATCGCCCGAGTTGGTCACCAGATCGTAGTAATTCGTGCCGTCCTGGTAGACGATGACGCCATAATTGCCGACGACATGGCGGTAACCGATGGCCCCGCCGCCATTGGTGCGAAGTTCACCCGCAACGGTGAAGATGCCCGCATTGTTCAGCAGGGCAAGCTGAGAGCCGTCGCTGCCTTTGTACCAGTAAAACCCGCCATTCCCGGTGCCGGTACGGAACACCATGTTGGTGCTATCGGCA